ACATGGCACAAGACATGTTACTTATCCATGATAGTTGGGGAGCTGCTGATAAGACTGGTAAGGATGGTCCAGGGTCTCATGCTCACAAAGAGCACATGCACATTGAGGTGAAAGATAAAGGTGGATTTATTGGCCAAGGATTGTTCAAAAATATGGGTGGTGTTGAATTTGTTCTTGATCATGACACTACAAAGGCACTTGAGAAGACACTTCCTGGATTCCTAAACGCTATAAACAAAGCAGATGGAAAGTCGGTCATGAAAGTTCTTGAGCAATATGCCTCATATGATATGTCAGAAGTGATTCCAGTTCCTGTCCCACAACCAATTCAAAATGCTGCTTCTGATGTATATGGAAAGGCAAAGTCAGCAGTAACTAATGTTATCGCAAAGGGTAAAGAAGCATTCAGCGATATCCTATACATGCGTTAAATAGAAGTAAGAGGTAATACACATGGCAGATACTAAAGTAACAGGTGCTCAGTCTACTCCTGCTTTTATTGAGAGACTGGATGTCTTCTCAAATAAGGATCAAAGTAAGACTGTATCTATTGTAAACGGAACAATGCAGTTGATGTATTATGAGAGTCTTCTTCAGGACTCTGTGATGGCAACTGTTACTTTTGCTGACTCAGGAAATTCTATTGATCAGAAGAGTGCCTTGGAAGGTCTACCTATCGTAGGAACTGAGAAGGTAATTTTTAAGATCAAAGACAATAATGAAGAGCAGATAGAATTTACATTCTATGTTAACAAGGTAACTCCTGTTGGAGACCAGACAACAAAAGGTCTTGTTAACCTCCACTTGGTATCAAAAGAATATATTTTGAATGATGAAGTTAGAATTAATAAAAGGTTTGATGGTAAGGTATCAGAAACTGTTAAACAAATATTGACTAACTTTTTAGAAACTGACAAAGATATTAGTGATGTTGAGGATGCCACTGAACTGAATGAGATCCCTGGACAATGGAAACCATACTACACATTGAACTGGTTATCCAGTAAGTGTGCTCCCTCTGATATAACACCTGGAAAGACTGCAGGATTTTTCTTCTATGAAACTGCAGATGGATATCATTTTAAATCAATCGATACTTTGTTGAGTCAGGAAAAGAAAAAGTCAATCATCTACAATGAAACTCCTGACTCAAGAGGTGCCAATATTCCAGAGGGATATGATATGAAAGCATTGACATTCTCCAAGGATAACCGCATCAACGTTCAAGAAAAGATGCAGGCAGGATTTCAATCAACACGAATCGTTTTGTTTGACCCATACACTTGTAAGTATGAAGTCTTGAATCCAAAGGCTACAGGAAGTGATGGTGTTGAGGATTCTCTAAAGAAAGGAGGAAAAGAACTACCAGTCCTGAATCCAGAGTTTAATCGTCAGGGGAGGAACAAACAGTTCTCAAGGACAACATATATTATTAAAGACACTGGAACTCTACCAACAGGATCAAGTCAACAGCAACTTGAAAAGTCAAAGGATCAAAACTTTAAACCTGAACTGATTACCAATCAGGCAATCATGCGTTATAATCAACTGTATGCTTCTGAGATTGAGATAACCATCCCTGGAGATTTTTCTCTACATGCAGGTGAAGCAGTTTATTTTGATGCACCATCTGCACAGAAGGATACAAAGAATGACGATATTGACCGTCAAATTGGTGGTCTATATATTATATCGGCATTGTGTCATTTGGTTAACGCTGAAGGAACTTACACTAAACTAAACTTAGTGAGAGATTCTTTTGGAAGAACAGGGAAAGAACCGCAAACTGGTAAACCAGCAACTCCAACACAAACACCAGGAGTACAAAATCCATACCAAAGAACAGTATCAAGAAAAGCAACTGATACGACAAGTACTTTCTAAAAAGAAACCATGGAAAACATCGAAGCACATATCAAGAAGGACAAAGAAATCCTTCAAGATCCTACAACTAATCCACAAATGCGTCGTCACATTGAAGGCGAATTGCATGACTTAGAAGAATACGCGGAGCATCATAAAAAAGAAATCGAAGCAGGAGATCATCATGATCCCTCTTACTTAGAATTATTCTGTGATCAAAACCCATCCGAACCAGAATGTCTGGTATATGATGACTGATTATGGAAGGATCGGCACTATTTAATTCTGGTTTTTTAGGTAATAACTTCTATTGGTGGGTCGGTCAAGTTGCCGATGACTCTGAATGGAGAGATAATATTCTGCCTGGAAAATTTGAGGATGCGAATAGTATTCCTGGATGGGGTAGACGATATAAAGTTCGTATCATGGGTATCCATGATAAAGAAGAAGAGTCTATCCCTTCAGATCAATTACCTTGGGCTAATGTAATGTATCCCATCACCGCTGGTGGTGGACAGACGGGAGCAAGTCAGACTCCAATGATCCGTCAGGGTAACTTTGTCTTTGGATTCTTCATGGATGGGCAAGACCAACAGGTCCCCGTCATCATGGGAATCATGGGGCATAACGCCCAAACTCCGATGACCACAAAAATTGGTACGACTGAATCTAATTTCAGTCCTACCAGTGGATATGCTGAAGGAAAGAGACCAGCAACTGGAACCGCAAAACCAATCGCACCTGATGATGGATTGGTTACAAAGAAACCAATGGATCCAACATTGGCTGCTGCGCTTGCTCCAGCACCACCAGGAGTTCAACTTAATAAATTTGGACTGAGACCTGATCAACCCCTTAGTGCAATACCTAATGGACTGCAAGTTGCAAATGATGCCAGAGAGGCAGCAAGGAATGAAGGTAGATCAGCTCAAGAAGTAGAAGATGCTGCTATGAAAGCAGTAGCAGATCATGTTGCAAAATTAAGAAATCAACAAGATTCTCCAACTGTACCAAGCACAGGTAATCCAACTAAAGAGAATCCTGATGCAATGCATCAACTCACTGCAGCAGATACAAAAAGGGAAGCAAAGATAAAAGAATGTATTGTTGTGATGAAACCAGACCCTGATTCATTTGTGGCATCAGCGGTGACTGCAATTGAAACAACTATTAAAACACTGACAGAAAGACTTAATTCATATCTCAGTGCCATCTCAAGTTATGTTGATGCAGTATCAAGCACAATTGATAATGTGCAAAAGTTAATTGGTGATGCTGCTTGTCAAATTGCTAAGTACATGAAGGTTCTGTTTGATAAGGTGATGGAGTATGTGCTCAAGGTCCTTAATAAAGCATTGACAAAAGCAGTTGCAGCACTGCCAACTCATATGAGATC